TCTGCCAAGTTATTATTAAAGAAAGCAGAACTAGATCAAAAGAAAATATTAAAGTTAAAATGGTTATATTATAATGGAAAAATGGACGAAAAAACCTTATTGGATCTTGGTTGGAATCCTGATCCATTTGACGGTCTTAAAGTACTTAAAGGTGAGCTTGATTATTATTATGACAGTGATCCAGAAATTCAAAAATCAGAAGAAAAAATACACTATTATAAAACAATGGTAGATACTCTTCATAATATTGTGGACACTTTAAAATGGCGACATCAGACAATACGGAACATAATCGACTGGAAACGCTTCGAGTCCGGCGCGTAAATTATGCTACATTAGATATTGAATGTTCTAGAAGCGTTGCGGCTGAGTTAAGAGAACATTTCTCATTCTTCGTTCCTGGATATAAATTTATGCCAGCGTTCCGCAATAGAGTGTGGGATGGAAAAATAAGACTATTTAATAGTCAAACGAACGAGCTTCCTAATGGATTATATTCTCATCTATTAGAATTCACTGATAGAAACAAATACGTAGTAGAGTCATATGATGATGTTAAATATGGTAACCCAGCAACAAAAGAACCAATAGATCCTAAGAATCTTTTAAAATTTGTTGAGTCTTTAAATCTTCCTTTTACTATTAGAGATTATCAATTTGCTGCTTGCGCAATGGCATTAGAAAGAACTAATGCTATATTATTATCTCCTACTGGTTCTGGTAAGTCGTTAATTATATATGTTATAGTAAAATATTTTTTACTAATGCTTACTAATGGAGTAAAGTATCCAAAAGGTGGGAGAGTATTAGTAATTGTACCTACTACATCTCTTGTTGAACAGATGCATAACGATTTTATATCTTATGGTCAAGAGGAAAGAGGCTTGCATAAGATATATTCAGGTAAAGATAAAAACTTTGATAAGGCTATTTGTATATCAACCTGGCAGTCTATATACAAGCTGCCAAAGACTTGGTATGATCAATTTGGTATGGTTATTGGAGATGAGTGTCATGGTTTTAAATCTAAGTCATTAATGAGTATAATGAATAAAGCTGCAGAGGCTAAGTATAGGTTTGGTACTACAGGTACTTTAGATGGTACTCAGACTCATGAGCTAGTTCTTCAAGGTTTATTTGGAAAGACAATAAAAGTAACTACTACTAAGAGTCTTCAAGATAATGATACGTTAGCTCCTCTAGAAATAACTCGGTTAGTATTAGAGCATGATGAGCAAAATAAAAAAGATATGGTTGGTAAGACTTATCAAGATGAAATAGATTATATTGTTACTAATGAAAAAAGAAATAAATTTATAACTAATTTGGTAAATGGTTTAGAAGGTAATAGTTTAGTATTATTTCAGTATGTTGATAAACATGGAAAACCTTTATTTGATCTTATAAGTAATAAAGTAGAAGAGAACAGAAAAGTGTTTTTCGTTTCTGGTCAAACTGACACAGCTGACAGAGAAGCGATAAGAGGTATTACTGAAAAACAAAAGAATGGTATTATAGTAGCTTCTCTTGGCACGTTCTCAACAGGTATAAATATTAGAAACCTTCATAATATAATATTTGCATCTCCTAGTAAGTCACAGATAAGAGTTTTGCAAAGTATAGGAAGAGGTTTAAGAAAGAGTGATGATGGATCTGTAACAAAGTTATATGATTTAATTGATGATATAAGTTGGAAAAGCAATAAAAATTTCGCGTTGCTTCACGGTTTTGAAAGAGCAAAAATATATAATAATGAAAAGTTTAATTATAAAAGCTATAAGGTTAAAATCTAATGAGCATTAAACAGTTTAGACTAAGTAATGGCGATGAAATTATCTGTGAAGTTATCGCGTGGCCATCAGAAGATCAAGAAGAATTAATAATAAAAAGATCTCTTAAAGTATCGATATCTGAGGACTTTGAAAATAATACCAGATATTATTCTTTTAAACCTTGGTTAGTATTTCAAGATGATCCAGATGCTATACAGAGCGTAAATCCTTATCATATAGTAGTTGAAGCCAATCCCTCAAAAGAATTAATGTCTAATTATGTAAAGACCTTAGAAACTTTAGAAGAGTTCGGTGAGTCTGATTTAACTCCAGAAGAAGCAGACTATTTAGATAAAGTATTAGATAAAATTAGAGAAATTGATGATAATCCAAAATCAGATAGTGAGAATAACGTAATAAAATTTAAACCAAAGAATACGTTTCATTAACGTATATCCCCGGCGCTAAAACACTGTTTTATTATATACTGCTGACTAGAAAAGGCAACTAGTTTTTTTTAATTTAATTTTAAAATATATATGTAGTATTTGTTTGAGTATTATAGTATAATATTATTGATTGTTTATTACAAAGGTTTATTATGGCACGTAGAAAAAGAGATTCAATACATTATGTTAATAACGCAGATTTCTCACAAGCAGTAGTAGAATATGTAAAAACAGTAAATACTGCTAAAGAAAATAATGTACAACTTCCAATAATACCAGACTACATAGCTCAATGCTTTCTTCGTATAGCTCAAGGTCTTTCATATAAGTCTAACTTTATACGATATACGTATAGAGAAGAAATGGTTATGGATGCCGTTGAAAATTGTTTAAAAGCAATNTATAATTATAATATCGAAACTGCTACTAGAACTGGAAAACCTAATGCGTTTGCATACTTTACTCAAATAAGTTGGTTTGCTTTTCTTAGACGTATTGCTAAAGAAAAGAAACATCAAGATGTAAAACTTAAGTATCTTACTGAGTCAGGTATGGAAAATTTTATAATGAATGAATTAGATGCAGGAGGTATAAGTGATCAGGTAGCAGCTCATTATATAGATACTCTTCAGTCTCGCATCGAAAAGATAAAAGATCATGATGCAGATTTTAAAGAGTATGTAAAAGAAGAAAAAAGAAAACGTAAACAAACAGTAGATTCTGACTTAAGTGATTTTATGCAATGAAAATAGCTATTTTAAATGATACGCATTGCGGAGTACGTAATGCTTCTGAAATATATTTAAATAACGCAGAAGACTTTTATGAAAATATATTCTTTCCTAAATGTGAAGAAGAGAATATTACTCATATAGTTCATCTTGGTGACTATTATGATCATCGTAAGTTTGTTAACTTTAAAGCTCTAGAACGAAATAGACATCACTTTTTAAATGTTCTTAGAACTAAAAAGATGACTATGGATATTATTCCTGGTAATCATGATACCTACTATAAAAATACAAATGATCTTAACGCTCTAAAAGAATGTTTAGGTCACTATATAGATGAAGTAAACATAGTTATGGATCCAGAAGTAAAGCAGTATGGCTCTCTTAAGATAGCTCTTCTTCCATGGATATGTGCAGATAACTATGCACAATCTCTAAAGTTTATAGAAGATTGTGAGGCTGATTGGCTTGGTGGTCATTTAGAACTTAGCGGCTTTGAGATGCAAAAGGGTATAGAAAATAAAGATGGTATGGATGCTAGTCTATTTAAAAAGTTTGAATTAGTATTATCAGGTCATTATCATACATCTTCTCGAAAAGATAATATTTGGTACCTAGGTTCTCAGATGGAATTCTTCTGGTCAGATGCTCATGATCCTAAATATTTTCATATCCTAGATACAGAGACTAGAGAGATTACTAAAATACGTAATACATATACTCTGTATGAAAAAGTATATTATGATGACGAAAAAAATGATTATATGAATTATGATACATCAAAACTAAATAATAAGTTTGTAATGGTGGTAGTAATAAACAAGCAAGATGGATTTACGTTTGATAGGTTTATTGATAGAATACAAAACGAAAGCGTACATGAATTAAAGATAGCAGAAAACTTCTCTGAGTTTGTAGGAGATAATGTAGATGATACAGGATTAACAGTTGACGATACGTTCGAATTAATCGATAATTATATCGACAACGTTAACACTGATTTAGATAAAGATCGTATAAAAGTAAATATGCGTGAACTAATGACTGAAGCTCAATCTATGGAACTTTCATGATAATCTTTAAAAAAGTAAGATGGAAAAATTTCCTATCAACTGGTGATAGGTTTACAGAAATTAATTTAACTAAGACTAGATCTACGTTAGTTATTGGTCATAACGGCGCTGGTAAGTCAACTATGCTAGATGCTGTATCGGTAGCTTTATTTGGAAAGGCTCATAGAAATATAAGTAAGCCTCAACTTGTAAATTCTATTAATGGAAAGCATTGCATAGTAGAGGTAGAGTTTAATATCGGAAGAGCTGAGTATAAGATAATAAGAGGTATTAAACCTTCTAAGTTTGAGATCTGGAAGAATGAAGTAATGATTAATCAATCATCTCATGCTAAAGATTATCAAAAGATTCTAGAACAGAATATACTTAAACTTAATCATAAATCCTTCCACCAGGTGGTAGTACTAGGGAGCAGCAACTTTATTCCTTTCATGCAGCTCCCTAGTAACCATAGACGAGATGTAATAGAAGATTTATTAGATATAAATGTCTTCTCAAAGATGAATATACTTTTAAAAGAGAAGCAGTCTTTATTACGAGAAGAGATGAAAGATATTGGTTATAAACTTGATATAATTAAATCTAGATTAGAATCGCAAAAAAAGTATATACGAGATATTACTATACTTACTGAAGAAAATAGAAAAGATTATGAATCTAGAATAAATGAATCACAAAATAGTATCAATGAACTACAGGCTGCAAATAATAAACTAAGTGCAGGTCTTGATGAAAATATAGGAATAGCTGAAAAAGAACTCTCTACTCTACATAGTCAGCGACAAGTATTATTACTTGACAGTCAAGATAGAAAAACTAATCTTAAGAATGTTAATAAAAGAGTAGACTTCTTTGAACAGAACGAATCATGTCCAGTATGTGATCAAGCTCTTTCCGATGATCATAAGTCTAATATTATAGACGATCTTCAAGATGAGATAGGTTCTCATAAAAACGCGCTCAAGCAAATTGGATCAGAAGGTACAGAAGTTGAGATAAAAATTAAAGATATAAGTAAAACACTTGAATCGCTTCGATCTAAAGTATCTGAGCTAAGTGATAATAATATAAAGATTAGTACCTATCAAAGACAGATAGAAGAATATAAAAAATATTTAGAAAAAAATGTTAATACAGACCTTGAAAAAGCTCATTCCGATCTACAAATAATAGATCAAGAAAGAATATCTAGTTTAGAGAATAAGTTAAAGTTATCAGACATATACTCTTATAATCAAGTAATGGGAGAGATGCTAAGAGATACTGGAATAAAGACTAAGATTATTAAGCAATACATACCAGTTATTAATAAATTAGTTAATCAATATCTCCAAGTATTAGACTTCTTTGTACATTTTGATTTAGATGAGTCGTTTAAAGAAACTATTAGATCTAGACATAGAGATGATTTCTCATATGATTCGTTTAGTGAAGGAGAGAAGCAAAGAATAGATCTAGCTCTTTTATTTACTTGGAGACAGATTGCGAAGATGAAGAACTCTGTTGCTACTAATCTTCTTATTCTAGACGAGACATTTGATTCGTCTTTAGATTATGATGGAGTAGAAAACTTATTAAAGATCTTGAATACTTTGTCAAATGATACTAATATATTTGTAATATCTCATAAAGGTGATATACTAGATAATAAATTTGATTCTAAAATAGAATTTTTTAAAGATAAAAACTTTAGCCAGATGAAAGCTGCTTAATTATGGAACTTAATGATAATATAATTCAAACCCTTAAGAACTTTGCTTCGATTAATCAAAATATATTAATCAATGCAGGTAATGAAATAAGAACTATTGCTGAAGCTCGTAATATACTTGCTAAAGCTACTCTTGATGTAGAGTTTCCTTTAGACTTTGGTATATACGATTTACATGAGTTTATAAATGTATTATCTTTAGTAGATACTCCTCGTTTATCATTTAATGAAGAATATGTTACTGTAAGTGATTCTACTGGTAGATCTAAAATAAAGTATTTCTTCTCATCAAGTGATACTCTTACTTCTCCTCAAAAAGATATTACGATGCCAGAACCAGATGTATCATTTACGTTAGATAATGATACTCTAAATAAAATACGTAGAGCAGCTTCTGCTTTAGGTCATGCTGATGTCTCTATAACAGGAAAGGATAATATTATTACATTGTCGGTATTAGATAGTTCTAATACTACTTCTAATAGTTTTTCCATAGATGTAGATGGAGATTATAGTATAGATAATTTTAAGTTTATTTTGAACATTAGTAACCTTAAAATTATATCAGGTGATTATGACGTAAAGATATCTTCTAAACTCATATCCCATTTTATCAATAAAACTAATAATGTTCAATACTGGATAGCGCTAGAAAAAACCTCAACATTTGGAGCATAATATTATGTCAGATAGTAAAT